AAATACATTTACTCCGAATACAATTACTTACAAGATGACTCAGGAGATTCATCCTGAATCTATAGTCTTTGCTGCACACACTCATTATGTTGGTGAGACCATCAAAGATGCAGAGGTTCGCTTCGGTTTCCCTTGGGATGTTACTCCTCCCGAAGTATATTCTGAACGTCCAAAAGAGAAACCTTTTCAACAAACTAAGACTCATTTCTTGAACACTAATGCATCCATTACCTCCCGTCATCGTCGCATTGATTACCTTCTCGGTCTTGCAGATTTGGTTAGCAATTTTCTTAGATTACCTGAAGGAAAAGAAGGACAAGAACTGAAAGTTGCGATCAATAAGTGTATTCGTGAAGAGAAAGATTTGTCCCATGCAGGTATGGGTAAGAGACTAACTTTCCTCTATCGACTTATCATCCACATCAAACATTTGTTGATGGAAGGTATGTCTACTGATGAGGACATTGAGTGTTACTTTGCTGGTGAAGAATGTGATCATGAGGGTTACGTTATGACCAATGAGTTTGGTACATATAAACTCATCAATCGTCGGGAGTTTAGTTTCAGAAACTTCACCGCACAGAAGTCCTGGTGACAGTCTTCAAACTGCACACCAGAGGCGCCAGGATCGTCTCTAAGGTGCAATACTATAAGAGTCAAAGGAATCACACCTAATTCGTTATGCACAACCTTGACGGACGTTTGATACAAGTTATCGACGCACTTACCAAAGCAGTTAATGTTTGTTATGAGGTAGATCTTGAGTCTGGTGATAATGATCGTAGTTACCCGTTTGCTACTGGTTACTCCAAATCTGCAATGAATTATGCTATTGATGATCTGAGTCAAATTGTTTCTGAACTCCGTAAAGAATCTGTCTGAGTATTATCATGCAATTCCAAGTTACTGAAATTGAGTTTGATTTTGAGGATGCCTTTGATGATCCTGAGGAGTTTTGTTATAGCGATGCCATGGATCTGACTGATGAGATCATCGGGTCGATTTGGGAGGCAGTTGATGGTGATGATTTGGTGGAAGAGATCACCTCGATGGTAGGATGGTGCATCAAAAGTATTGACTACCGTATCATTCTCAAGTGAAACTCATGACTCGCACTCTCAAAGAACTCCGCAAATCTGTTGAGAAATTGATTCAATATCATGGAGAAAATGCACCTGTTGCTGCATGGATCTTTACTAAAGATGATGTAGTTGATTATCCTGACTGTGTGGGAGAAAAGTTTAACATTAGTGATGATGTTGCGGAGAAAGTTATTAGAAATCTAGACGATTACGATCACATTTATAGCGAGATCTTTGATGTTATTGAAGCAGAACTGCATGGAGTAGGAGCAATGTGACAGTCGCCGTGCTGTCCACTATCGGTTGCGGATCCCGTTGATCCGTGCAATACTATAAGAGTCAAAGGAATCGCGTCAAATGCAACTCACTTCTAAAGATGGCAACATGGTTGTTGACTTCTATCCCGTCAAGTTCAATGACGGAAGTGTTAGCGAGTCCCGCATGATTAAGATCGTTACTTTCATGGGTGGGACGCAATCCAAGTCTCTGATTAACAAGAAAGACTTCCAACGTGAGGTAGATTCTCGGGTTGAAGGTTACGGTTACAATGTAACTGGTTTCAACGAGATTCCTCAGTTTCAAGGTGGTCTTGGGATGGCGTGTTAATGAGTTTAATTAAACAACACTTTCACCAACAACAACGAGATCAAATGTCTGCTGTTCTGAATCAAACCAAATCCGAGTTCCTCGTTGATAGTCTCGTGGAACGATTGAACAATGAGTGGAAAGTTAATTCCATTGAATCTGGTCACAATACTTATTACCAAGTTGAAGCAGAGTTCGGTCGTAAGTATATCAAACTGATGACCTATTTGGTCTCTGGTGGTGAGCGTCAACGTGGACGTTCTGCTTACATGTTCGTGGAGAATGCCACTGGTGCATGTTACAAACCTGCATCGGTTAAAGCACCTGCAAAGGGTATTCGTTTCTATATTGATCAACTGGCAGATAATCCTCTCATTTGTGATCAATACGGTGGTTTTCTTTATATCCGATGAATTACGATAATGATTCAATCTCCAAACTCCACTATAAAAAAGCAAGAGAGTTTGATAAGTGGTGGGATGAGAATAGAGTGAAGATTGAGCGAAACAATCTACACTCTTTCTCTGGTCTTGTTCGTAACAACATGGAGAAAGATTACTATTACACTTATTGGAATCTGATGAATCAATTTATTCGTTTAGAAGAATGACTGTATCCAAAGAGCAACTTATTGACGCACTCTACAATGAGTATGTGTTTCTTTGTCATGATGATTTTGATCCAGATGAGGATGCAACTCCTGAAGAATACCTTGAAATGTTGAAAGAAATGTCCTATGATGAGTTGATTGAAGAAACAGCAACGGATGACATTTACCATCTTGATGAGTTCATGGAGGCATGGGGATGACTGAACAAACTAATCTTATCCTTGCACAAATGCAAGTGAATAATGTTATTGAACTTCTGAAAGGTAACGAGTACGAGCAGTTTATGATCAACAAATTGATCTCCATTCATTATGAATTAGATCGGCAGATTACCAACAACAGAGCAAAGAAACAAGAGACCGGTGGACAGTTGAGCGAAGTGTCCACTAAACCCGCCAAAGGGTCTTGATTGGTGCAATACTATAAGAGTCAAAGGAAACGAACTTAATGCACCCTTACTTCACCACTTCTTTCGCTGATCGTGAGATGTTTGCTCACAATGCTCGTGTAGAGAAACAGCGTAAAGAATTGGATCGTGTGCTTGCTCAACCTGAGAATCGCATCAAATATGCTTTTCAATTCCTGACTGACTTCGGTCAGGATTGTGAGAACACTCGTAAGAAATGCTACGACAAGATTGCAGAATGGTCTGACAAACTTGACACTTCTGAAGCACACTACTGATGACAACGGTTATTCTTGGTTCTTTAATTATTCTTTGGTTCTTCACTCCGCTTAACAAATGAACAACAAACTCGAAATGCTGACTGCTCGTGAACAACTGATGGAAGACATTGATTGTATCATTGAAGGTTTCTTTTATGATACTTGGGGAGATGAATACAACGAAGATAAGAATGAATTGGTGAAAACCTTGTGTGATGCTGTCTGCCGTAACTTTCCCGCAAACAAATGAACACTGGTTACAATCTTAACCGAGTTGATCTAACTCAAGATGAACAGACTTGCATCCTTAAGTTTCTTCGTGATGCACAAGAATGTGGGTATCCGAGTAGCAATGAACCCTGGTATCCTGTGATCAATTCTATCTTCCAAAAGTATTACAATTCTGACATTAAGGAGGCACAAGTCGCATGGTGAACTACAACTACACTGACAAAGTTCAAGTAGAAGAGTATAGCGGTTGCTGGGAAGATTACCTCACTCCTGATGAGTATGAGGATATTCTTGACCAGAAACGTTACAACCAATCTATGTACGGTTCTTCTTATCGTCCTTACCGTAATCTGAACAATTACTAAAGCAAACATCATGTTCATTAAAAACACCATTGAAGAACTTCAAGATCGCATTGAAGAGATTGCTCACCTCGTTGATGATCTTGACTCTAAATGCACTGAAATGCAAATAGATATAGAGTATCTGCAAAAGACTTGCGAAACTTTAGATGACGAGGACGACAATCTTTGGACGATTATCTATAGAATTGCAGACGTTCTTGATCTGGATGCTAAAATGTTAGATCCTAATGCTGAGGTCTAAGTAAAGCAAAAGTGGACGGTTCTAGAACTGTCCACTATTCTCCCCAAACGCACCCAATCGGTGCAATACTATAAGAGTCAAAGGAATTGCACTCAAATGACTTTCACTGACGCACTGATTGCATCTGGTTATGTCTTCGATGAGGACAATTATGATGGTTGTTTTGTAAAAACTGATTCCGCAGGTTTCATTCATCTTTATCAAGAAGGTGAGGATGAAGGTGAGTGGAATTACGTCAAAATGACTGAGGATTTTGATGTTATTTCTGAGGTAACTTTTGATCCCAATTCTGATACCATCGTCTGATTAAGTTAATGTCCCGACGTAAGTATTTGTCCTTCAAGTCTCCCAACAAAATGAAACTGATCGGTCTTACTTATCTGGTTGCGTTCTTCATCTTTGCACCTGTTCGCTATCACACTGGTGAAGCATTTAAGATGACTGGAGAGTTTATCCAACGCACCACTCGTTGACATTTAATCATGAAACATTCCAACAACGACAACACTAACATCGACATGTTGACTAACACTGTTGAAACTGAATACTACGAAATTGAACTTGATAAGTTCATTCAACTCGAAGGCATTGCTGCTATGATGGAAGTCACTGTTGATTATCTTCTTGAAGAGTTTTGTGTCAATGGTGAACTCGATATGTCGGATGTGCCTTGGGAAGATAATAACAACTAATTGTTACAGATTGTTTCAGTCTCCTAGATTCCGCTGGATTCTGTCGGGTTTGTCTGTATTGTAGAGGAGTGGAAAAACCCACAGCACTTTTTTATCATGGCAAAGTCTACTCGTCCGATGAAAATGTCTGAGGTGATTAAAGTCACTTCGGAGGTTGGATGTGTGATCAAGAAGGGTGGCAAACACCTGAAAGTCACACACGTTAAGGTACAACGAACTTTCACACTTCCGACTCATGGGAGCAAAGGTCGTTCTACACTTTCTCCTGGAATGTCTTCCGAACTGCGGAAGTTTATCAAGGAATGTGTAGCATAGGAGATTATCGTTCTATGGGTCACCGATAAAGGGCACTGATCAATGGATCTGCCGTTTGGTATCATGCCGAACTACGGGCGATCCGGATCTGTGCAATAGTAACAACATGGAAAACAACGCAACTCAAATGTCACTCTTTCGTCAAGGTTGGAAAGCAGAGCAATACTTTGGCAGTGAGTTGACTGCTCATCACCTCAACACTCGTTCTGTTTATCGTTTCAAAGAGAATAGCGACATTGCTATCACTCATTCTGCAAAGTATGTTGATGATGGAACTGTTCATGTCTTCACTGTTTCTTATCGTAAAGAGGTAACTCCTCTTCACTCGGTTACTGAAACTGTCGAGACTTTCGATAAGTTTCTGGATGCATACTACTGCGGTGTGCAGTGTGTCAACAACCTGAACATGGATCTCATCGCTAACTGAATCATGCGTTTAATTCTTGTAGCAGTC